TGGGATGATGATGACCCCAAGCGCCCGGCGACATTCAACTCAGCCGAAGTATTCAATGCCCGGGGCGAGTTTATTGGCCGCATCAAGGCTCAGGATAAGCGTCTGAGCGATATGGAGACACAGTTCAATACACGCCTTGATAACTCAAACAAGCTCCATAAGATTCAAATGGAGGCCCAGAAAGCTGATTTAGTCACTAAACGAGATGCCGCTATTGATTTGGCTGATCGTGAGACGGCCAACCAGGTGCAGGGGCAGATTGACAGCCTGACCATCCCGGTTGAGACGGCCCCTGCAAACAATCAGCAAACCGCGCTTGATTCATGGAACCAGAATAACCCGTGGATATTTCAGTCGGGCCCTAAATCCGCTTATGCCCAGTCCCAGTTAAACGAATATCTTAGCGCAGGTCAGGGTCTTGACGCGGCCATAGCTAATATGGAGTCTGATATAAACCGCGAATTCCCTGCAATTAATCCTAATCGGGATAATCATCCGATATCTGAAGGTGGGTCAAAGGGTGGGGGTGGTACGAAGCGGGCAGGCCGAACATTAACCATGGCTGATCTTACCCGTGAAGAGCAGGCTATTTACCGTAATATGCCAGGAACATGGGCAACAGAAGCTGATTTTCTTAAAGCCGTACAAGATTCGAGGAGTCAATCATGAGTGATGAACAGAATACACGTAAACGTCCAGGCCCAAAGCCAGGATCTAAACGCAATACAGTTGAACGAGGCCGAACAGGCGCTGATCTGCCTCCAGCTATGCAAGAGCAAGGATTAGTCCATGGTTCTCGCGAGCAGGCCGCACACTCGGCTGATCGACCCACCCGAATCTCAATGGGGAATATGAAAAAGCTAGAGGTTCCCGATGGAATTATGGAAGACGGCTTTTACTATCGATGGTTTCAGGACCGAGAAGGCCGTATTGCACAGGCCATGGCTGCTTACTATGAGCATGTAGTTGACGAGCAAGGTAATACCTATACTCGACAGAGCGGACCATACACCATGCGTCTAATGAGGCTGCCACAGCAATACCGCGATGAAGATAATGCTTTGAAGCGCGCTAGAGTAGATGCTACACTAGACGAAGAGGCACGAATTGGAGTCAACGAGTACGCACCTGATGAAAAGGGTCGTGCTGAAGGTGGCACCACAGCATTGCGGCATCATAGTAGTGATAGCCATCAAGCGTAACTCATCAAACAGTTAGACCGGCTGTAAGTTGATTGAGAAACAAATAGGCGATTAACCGGATTCATATCCTGTCCGCCTTTTACTTTTTTGATTAATTTACAGGAGGTCTACCATGCCAGGTGGATTCAAACTAGCCAACACAGACTCCCAAGGAGATGTGACAGGCAAACAAAAGACATTCGCTGTCTTAGTAGCTACGACTGAAGTTATCGTACCGGGCGACCTAGTACGAATTGCCGGAACTGCTAACGCCGAAGGTGTCGCCGATGTAGAGATTGCGCCCACAAGCACAGCTTCTACCGGTGTCGTTATGTCGGTTGACATTACTCTAGCCGGCGAATCCCTATCAACAACTCATCATGTATCAGGCACTCTCGGAACCATTAAGGTCAATGTTGATCCTAATGCGACCTATATCGTGGATGTTGCTAATGGCCCGCTCTTGATTACTGAGGTCGGTTTAAACGCTCCCGCTGTTGTCACTGAATCAACTGCTTTAGGTGGTTTATTCCCATCTGTTATGCAGGTTAACGCCACGGGCGCAGCAGTTACCGCCACACTTCCTTTGCACATCGTCGCTCTTCTTGAAGATGACGCGGGTGTATTGGGTAATGTCGCCCTTGTGCGGCTCAATGAAACTACAGTCGCGCCAGGCGCAACGGGGATTTAATCATGGCTGGAACAATTAGCACAGGCTCATTACCCCGCCTATTACAGGACGGCGTAAAGAGCGTATTCGGTAACTCACTGAAAGAACATGACAAAAAATGGGATAAAATGTTTATCCTTGGTCAGTCAACCAAGAACTTTGAGGTTGATGTTCAATTAGAGGGTTTTACACGGGCAACAACCAAGCCGGAGGGTGATGACATTACGTTTGATTCTCGCCGTCAAGGTTTCACCCCTAAATATCAACACTCCACCTTTGCCAAAGGTTACATTGTGACCGAAGAGGCATTGGAAGATGAACTGTATGGTCAATTGAATGATGGTGCCCGGGCTTTGGCTCGGACAATGAACATCACGAAAGAGATCGAAGGAGCCGCTATTTACAACAACGGCTTTGATGGTGCATCTTTGATGGTCGATGGCGATGGTGTTGCGCTGTTCTCAACAGTTCACCCTAACGGCCCATCTGGCGGTACTTACAGCAATCGACTAGCAACCGATGCTGATCTGTCTGAAGCTGCTTTGGAAGATATGCTTATCCAAATTCAGACGATTACAGATGCTCGAGGTCTACCTGCGGCACTCCAGGCAATACGCTTGATTGTCGCGCCTGCTAATGGTTTTGAGTCTCAGCGCATTCTGGGATCAGTATTACAGAATGACACAGGCAACAACGCCACTAATGCAGTTCGCGATATGAACTCAGTTCGCGATGGATTTATGACCAATCCATTCCTGACTGATACGGACGCATGGTTCCTGACCACCGATGCACCCCAAGGGCTTAAGTACTATACCCGTCGAGCTGTACGTTTTGGCCAAGACAATGCATTTACCTCTGGTAATGCGCGGTTTAAGGCTGATGAGCGCTATGTCTTTGGTTGGTCAGATGCGAGAGGGGCATTTGGTACTTCAGGCGCATAAACCCGGGGCCTCGGCCCCTTTTCTCTGGTCGTAATGACTGATTAATTTTGGAGAATAGATATGTCAGGCACAAATTATCCAACAGGCTTAGTGACTCGCAAGCAGTTTAGCGGTTCAGCGAGCGCGACAGACAAGTCTCGTCTAAACGCTCAAACTAAGTTCATATACAAAACTGCTGTTATTCGTTGCGATGCTGAGACCACCGAGACTCAAACCGCTTTCACGCTACCTACCGATGCGATTGTCAAGAATGTATTTTTGAATGTTATTGTATTGGATGATACTGAGACGGTTGATGTCGGTACCCAAGGCACATCCAATGATCCTGATGGTTATCTTGAAGGCGCATCATTGGCAACGGTAGGGCTAGTACGGGGTTCTTTAGCTGATGGCTCGGTTACTCTCGGTGCTTTGTTATTTGAAATCACTGAGGCGACCACAGCGGCAGCCAGGAACGATGACATTACAGCGGGAGGTGATCCAATTTCATACACATGCTCAGCAGGGTCAGATACGGCCATATTTGACATTATTATTGAGTACATTGAAGTTGTAACTGAGGCTTAATATTACGGTAACGTGGGGGCTGATCGATGAAGAGCAAATTTATCCGTGGAACCCACAACGTAATCTCAGACATCTCGGGGCAGAAATTTAAACGCTCCGAGATGGTTTTCAACTGGAAAGGACAGTTAGTCCACAGACTTACCGAATTTGAACCAAAGCATCCGCAATTAACGATTCGCGGGCGTACTGAAAGTATCGCCGTCACAGACGGAACCCGGGTAGAGCAAGAAGACCCACCTTTACTTGATCCTCCACTTAGCCCGAGCGATATGATATGACCGCCGTACTAACTGCTACCGCTCGTGATATCGTAAACGCCGCACTTCGGCTTATCGGTGAGATTGACGCCAATCAATCAGTGGAAGCCCCTGAAACCCAAGATACTCTCCAGGCTCTGAATTACATGATCAAGAGCTGGCAGAATCAAGGCCTTCACTTGTGGACAAAGACCGAAGGTATATTGTTTCTCGATAAAGGCAAGACAGATTATCTATTAGGCCCATCTGGTGATGAAGCCACTAATGCTGATGATTTAATTACCACTGAATTATCCGTAGCCGGCGTGGTCACAGACACCACAATCAATATCCCATCTGCAGGTATGACTATAGGCGACACTATTGGTATTCGCCTGGATGATGGTACAAGACAGTGGACAACAATCCTGACTATCCCTGGAAGTACATCGGTAACTATTCCAGCCCCGGGATTAACCGGTGCTGCAGCTATTGATAACTCAGTATTCACATTCACGACCATCCTTGATCGACCTGTTCGCTTACTACAGCTACGCAGGGACAAGCTAGGCACTACAGAGGAAGAGATAGAGGCCGGCCAATGGTCCAGGGAAGAGTATTTCGCACAGCCCGACAAGACCTCTGAGGGAACCATAAACAACTGGTATTATTCGCCACAATTAACGAATGGCCGGCTTTATATCTGGCAAACTGCGAACGATGTTGATCAAGTGGCAAAGTTTACCTATGAGCGACCTATCGACGTGTCAGTGAGTACTTCAGAGGCTCCCGATTTTCCTTCTGAGTGGTTCAGGACATTGAAATATAACCTGGCCGTTGATATCGCTCCAGAGTTTCGTATTCCGCAGGAGAAGATACTCACACTCAAGGTGATTGCAGATGAGCTTTTAGAGGGCTCATTAGGTTTTGATTTCGAGCCTGATTCTATGTCAATGCAGCCGTGGACAGGGGGCTAGCATGGCCAGAATAGCCTTAGAGTTTGCAGACGGATTTTATATCAGTCAATCGAATGCATTCCTTGAAAAGAGAGCGGTTAATGTCTTCCCTGTTATCCCAGACTCTCAAGCCGTTACTACTCGGGCATTATTTCATACGCCAGGGATAACGCAGTTTAATGATGTCGGAGCTGGTAGTAGCCGTGGTGTTATTGTTTTTAGCGATGGGACTCCCTACAGGGTAATAGGCAATACTCTCTATTCGTTTAACTCTTTGGGAGTAAGGACAAGTCACGGCACTATTACAGGGTCGTCAGATGTATCCATGGACTCCAATGGAATTAATATAGCGATTCAAGATCCCAATGGTGATAGTTATTTCTTCACGCCATCGACAGACGTGCTTGAGTTAAATAACGGCGCTGTATTTCTCAGTTTCGGACAAGCCAAGAGTATAGCGTTTAAGGATGGATTCTATGTTTATACCACTGACCTTATATTCTTCTCGTCTTCATCAAAAGCCACAAATGATGGCAAAGACTTCAACGCCTTGGATTTTGCAGATGCCGAGATTAATCCCGATTTAATTGTAAAAGGATTTAATGATCACAACCAACTATACATTTTGGGTGACAATACGACTCAGGTTTACAGGACTATTGTTACAGCCGGCTTTCCGTTTCAAAAAATCCCCGGCGCATTCATCCCCAAAGGCTGTTCTGCAGCCAATACGGTTATCCCTTTTGATAAGTCGTTTTTATTCCTTGGTGGTGGACTTAACGAGAAGCCTGGTATTTATCAGGCTGTAGGTTCGAGTGTTAATAAGATATCTACACAATCAGTAGATCAGTTAATACACAGTTATTCTGAAACATTGATATCCAATGCAAGAGCGTGGTCTTATTCTGAGGATGGTAATTATTTCGCCGTGTTTACTATTGGGGATAATACGTTCGTTTATGACCAAACCACTTCGAAGCTCTCAGGTAAGCCGGAGTGGCACGAAAGGCAGACAGGGGTTACTAATGGTACCGGGTTTCAGAAATGGCGAGCGATACATGGCGCCAAGGCTTTTGGCAAAATACAGGTAGGCGATGACCGATCAGGGCTAGTAGGCGAGCTCGACAGGACTGTATTCAAAGAGTATGGGAACACTATTGAGCGATTCTGGACTACCAAGCCATTTATCAATAATGGAGATAAGATTTTCTCCCATGAAATAGAGCTTGTGATGCAGACCGGGTTAGGTAATGCAGATGTCGCAGACCCACAAATAAGATTCGATTACTCCGACGATGACAGCAATACCTTTAACAGCGAAATCTCCAAGTCTATGGGTAAAGTGGGAGAGTACAAAAAGCGTGTGCGATGGACGAGACTGGGAAGTATTCCTCTAACCCGGGTATTGAGGTGGAAAACAACCGCGCCGGTACCGATCAATGTGTTTGGGCTGTTTGGTAATGCGGATATAAGCGATAGTGGCTAGTGATATTGAAGCCCCCACACGGGCAGAGCCAATATTTGATGAATTCGGTCAGTTTACTACTAGGTATGCTGAGTTCTTTGATAAAATGGGCATCAGTACTAATGAATCTGCTGATGAATTAACTGATCTACTGATTGTGTAGATATCTTATTAACACTCGAACCTACAGCCTGATAAATACCAGGCTTCTCGTTAAGTCCACCACCAAGGAATAAAAACGACTTATCAAAAGGGATAACCGTATTGGCT